ATGGTCAATATGAACAGTTTTTAGAGTTGCGCGAGCAGAAATCTAAGTCAAAATTAAATCCCATGCTTGCTAATAAAGCAAAAAATCAACCCTTTTAACCTAAATGAAACCTTATAAAAGAGCGGCAATAGATCGCGATGTTACATTCATACCACTTAGTTATAATTGTCACGCTTGTAATGATTCAGGTCTTGTTCATAACTCTGACGGCTGTATTAACAACTATCTTGACGACTATGACCAAAGATACGATTTAGCAATAATTTGCTATTGTGAAGCAGTTTACCCTAAATACAATGAAGAAGGCCAACTTGTCAGTCATGGCTTTAGAGATGGAGATGGTAATATTAAAAATAGTACAGGAATTGATGTAGATAAAGATATAATTAGAGAGCTACATAATATAAGAAAAAAAGGCTGGGAAGATACTGCACGACTAATGAATCGACTTATTCAAAAAAATATAAAAAACAAAAAAGCTGAATTACCACCAGAAATACAAAAAGTAAAACAACAGGTTAAAAATGCGCGGAATATCCTACCGAAAATCTAAAGATTACATAGCCTACGATCCACTACAAAGATGCTGCTACAGAATAGTAAACGGCAGAAGATTATGGTTACAGCAAAAACCTAAAGAAGTGTACCCAGCCAAAAAAGGGCTAAACTTTGAACAGTTAATTATCTCGCTATGACCACAACACCAGATTCACCAATATTCTCACCAGAGGATATAAAACAATCAAGAATAATAGATTTAACCTTATACAAAAATAATCCTAGAGTACACAGTGACACCCAAATAGAAAGATTAGCAATCTCATTAACAGAGTTTGGGTTTACTAATCCTGTGCTTATTGATGACACAGGTAATGTTATTTGTGGTCATGGTCGTATTGCAGCTGCAAAAAAGATAGGATTAGATACAGTTCCTACAATTACACTTTCACATCTAACAGAAGATCAACGAAGAGCATACATAATTGCAGATAATCAACTGGCTTTGAACTCTAGTTGGGACGATGACATATTGAAATATGAGTTAGAAAAGCTTTCAGAAAATGGTTTTGATTTATCCTTACTTGGTTGGGGTGATGATATTCCAGCTTTTGCAGATGAACCCGATTATGGTTCACTAGATGATTTTGATGATCCTAATGAAACACTTGCTAATGATGTAATGAAGGCAATACAGATAGAATTTAGACCAGAAGATTATGAAGAAGCCAAAGAAGTAGTATCAGAAGCTAGAAAAAAAGGAATCTATATTGGTCAAGAGCTAGTAAACGCGCTTAAAGCATTAAACTAATGAAGCTTACTAAAACTTCTTTAGACGGAGTTCAGTTCTTCTATAGAGAAGGCTACTCAGATATTAAGACTTTCATAGAGGTCTTATCGAACAAGTCATATCTTAAAAAAGGTATGGAGATTCAAAACAATGAAACTTGGCTTGATTGTGGTGGTAATGTTGGTGCTTTTTCTTTATTAGCAGCTTCTAAAGGTGCATCTGTAATAACTTATGAGCCTGACCC